ATAGACCCGACCGGCTGAGGTGCCCAGCCCGGTGAGCGGGGACTCCTCTGGCTTGAACCGCTCAACAAAGGTCCAGCTGGCCCCGAGGTCCTCGGATACGTAGTGATCGAGCTCCCTCTGCTCTGAGGCCTGGTTGTCTGTGGCTTCTCTTATGAGAGTAATATATCCATTGTGATATACAGCTCTGAGCTTGATAAAGCTGCTGCCGGCTACCCAGGTGAAGTCCGTGTCCTTGATGCCGACCGACTTGCGCTTGTGAGACCCTGCAGCCCAGGTGGCCCCGTGGTCATCAGAGATGAAGGTCTCAAGAGTCTCGGGGTCCTTGGACCACTGCTTCATCACAAGCAGCCGGCCGCCTGGGAGCTCGACGATCGCAGCAGGCCCGTAGGTATTATCTCCGATGGCAGAGCTCGAGATGCTGACCTCGGACCAGAGCCCGGTATCGGGGTCGAGGTTCCTGCTATACAGGTGGTCAATAATGCTCGAGCCCACATGAGAATAGACAACATGGACCCGCTCGCCTGCGGTGGTGATGGCATCAGGCCAACAAGCGATCTGAGCTATCCCAGCTCCTGAGATGTGCCGCACGTACTCGGTCCCTGTGATCAGAGCATACGGGTCCCACCCTCGCCACTTGGTGGCGTCTGCACTCTGAGAGGTCGGCCGCCATGAGAAGCGGCCCCCGCGGTCCTCGCCCCAGGCTGCCCCGGGCTTGATGGCGCGGAGATCATAGCCGGCGCCGGCTGCACTCGAGCCCGTAGCCTGAAGGTCCAGCGTGCCTTCCTTGCCTGCCTTGGGGATGGGCTCGTCAACCGTGGGGCTTGCCTGGGTCGCCGTCGAGTCAGTCTCTGAGATATTGGCCGCGGAGAAGCGAGGGTCCCTAAGCAGGATCCCCCGGTAGAAGTCCTGTGAGTAAGTCCCCATCAGCTGGCCCTCCGCCCGTGTGGATTGCGCCGGCCGCGGGGCGATCGGCTATTGATGGCTGAGCCTATCGGCCCGCCGCGTCGGACGCTATCGCTCAGCACCTCATCAAGGACCTTGTGCTTGTAGACCATCTGGACCACAAGGGGCCCTGAGCCCTGGCCGCGGTTAGCAGCTGCGACCCCTCCCTCGCCACCGAGAGCAGCCACCCCTTGACGGGTTAGCACTCCCTCACCAGCTCGGGCAGTGATGCCGCGCTCATCTGGCCGGCTGCCCACAATGCCGCCGAGGTGGAAACTGGGGGGCTCTTGCGCTGCGACTATGGCGGCCTGCGTCGCACCGAGAGCCACCACCGAGCCAGCTAAGAGCAGACCAGCCGGGCCCGCGGTGGTCATCGCCATAACTGATGAGGCTGTGTTCATGGCGATCTCGGTGAGCTTGAGGGCCTTGGTAGCCATGAAGGCGTCCCGCACCGCTGCCCCTTGCTGCTCCTTGGTGGCTGCCAGGTTAGCCCGCTCGGCATCGGCCGCGGTGGTGAGCAGTGCTATCTTGGCATCAGAGGCCGCCAGCTCTCGCGAGACATCGCGCTCAGCGGCCTCATCGAGCAGCTGTGCCCTGATGTCTCGCTCTGCCTCGAGCTGGTCTTGTCGGGCATCTGCAGAGTCCTGGGCTGTGTCTACCTCTGCCGTGGCCTGAGCCTCGGCCCGGGCAAGCATCTCAGCGGCCACCATTGAAGAGCCCGAGAGGATATTGGAGAATGCTCCCTCATAGGCCGTCCTGATGTCGGTGGCCTTGTCCTCTGCAGTCTTGGCCAGAGCAGCCTGGTCGGACTCGAGGGCGGCCTTAGTCTTGGCACTCTCATCGATGATGGCCTGATTTACATCGACCAGCCTGGCTTGAAGCTGGCCCCCCGAGTCCTTGCCTGCCAGGATGGCAGCATTCAGGTCCTCTTGGGCCTTGGTTAGCAGGATGGTCCTGGCTATTGTCGGGCCTGGGGCAAGCTTCTCAGTCGAGGCGACCAGGGCCTCGAGCTCCTCGGCTGCTTGCTTGGCGTCCATGTCTGCCAGGGCCCGCCGGGTATCACCCAGAGCCGGGGCGAGATCATCAGCCAGCTTGCCACCTGCAGCGGTTGAGGCTGCCTCAAGGACCTTCAGGTGACCGGATAGCTCCTGATACTTGGATAGGTCCTCTTTAGGTAGGAGGTCCTTGGTGGTCCTCAGGAGCTTCTGCAGCTCAGACTCGAGCTTCTTGGCGCTGCCTCTCTGGCTCTTCTGAGCCTTCGCAGCCTCAAGAGTCCGGGTGATATATCTGACATTGGCATCAGTCTTGGCAGTGATCGCGCTGCGTAGGGATATCGCGACCCGTGAGGCTTCCTGGTCTCGCTTCTTGGCCTGCTCGGTGGCCAGGGTCGCGGCCTTGAGCTCCCCGAGCTGTATCTTGGCCAGGTGGGTCGACTTGTCCCGGTGCTGATTGAGCAGATTCTCTGCCTCAGCTTGAGCCTTCATCGACTTGATTAGGCCGTGCCTCGCTGCGATCTTTTCCTTGTTAGCCTCATTGATTACCTGGGCATTCTCCTCCTCGGCCGCGTTGCGGATCTTCCACTCAGACATCTCGGCCTGGGTGATCTTGCCCTCTGCAAGCATGGCCTCATGCTTGGCCGCGAGGGTCTTCATGTCGAGCTTGGTCATCGCCGCTTCGAGCTCAATCTTCTTGCGCCTGGTCTCCTCGAGCTCTCGCTGCACCTGACGCTGTTTCTCGGCATAGTGCTCCCAGACCTTGACCCCGATGGCCACGCCTGCAGTGAGAGCGGCCAGAGGGCCAGCCAGGGCCATCCCCGAGCGGGCTACCATCTCGATACCGCCAGACATGTCCCCGAGCGTCCGGGCTGCCTCGCCTGCCTTGGGGCTCACAAGGTCGAGGGCCCCGGCAATACCACCCATAACTGAGGAGGTCTCACCGCCGGCGTGCTCGAGATCTCCGAGCTTCTTGCTGGCCTCATCGATGCCTGAGCCCACATTCTTCAGGTCTCGCTGCTGGGCCTTCCATGCCTTGGAGGTGGCCTTCGCTGCCTTGAGGCTGGCCTTCTCGGACTTCTTGATCTGCCGCTCGAGGCTGGCTGCCATCTTCTTGGCCTCGCCCTCGGTCATGCCTGGGAGGCCCTTCATCTCTGAGACCAGCTGAGATAGGTCTGCCCTGAACTTGAGATCTACAGTCTTGCCGGCCATTAGTCTGCCCCTGCTAGTGTGCCGATGTCGGCGGTCATGCGCTCGATGAGCTCGGCCTCTCTGCTCGATATTGCCGGTACTGCGATCGTCCTAAAATAGGTCTTGTTGCTATCCGGCCGGGGCTTCTTGGCCATGTACGGATATGGGCTCCCCTGCTTGGTGGCATCATTGAGCATAACGGCTTCAAGCACTGGGCCAGAGAGGAGCCGGATCTCTACCCGCCACGCTGCCTTAGATGTCCCTGAGCTCCGATAGCCTGGGGGCGGCACTGGCCCGCCGGGCATGTAGTCCCAAAAGCTGATCTCCTTGATCCGCTTGCCCTGCTTGCGTCGACTGTATCGCTCAGCCGCGGCCCGCTGTACTGCCTTGAGCTTGTCTGCCTCAAACTTCTTGGCAGTGCTCTCATCGGGCCAGGCTGCTTTGACCTCTTCGACTGCTTCCTTAATGAGCCGCTCCATAGCCGGTCTGAGTGTAGGGACCGCGGTGTCGAGCATAGTGTCAACGTACCGCCGCAAGTCGGTAGACATCTCGAGTCCGATGGTCCCCCGGGCCAGTACGATCCCAGCCATCAGGAGCCACCGAGCCAGTAGTCAGTGGCACCCGGGCCCTCGACCGTCATCTGAGGAGGCAGGGCCCCCATCTGCTTACGCTTCTTGGGCGGGCTGTTTTTGATGCGGTCATAAGCAAGCACGGCGATCTGGTCCCTTCTCTCAAGCCGCCGGAACCATCCAGGGTCGCCGGCATATGTTAGCCCGAGGTGCAGGCCGATCAGCTCGGCGCCACCTCTCGGGCCTCGGTAAAATCCTCTGCTGTGCTGACCTCATCCTCTCTCGGGAATAGGCTTTCACAGATCAGAGAGAAGCAAGACACGGCAGCGGTGAGGAGCTCGTCCCGCTTGTAGCCATCGGCCATGCAGCTCGAGTAAAAGCGGCCCCCGTACTTCACCGGGTCCAGGCCTGCCCCCTCATAGGCATCGAGACCACCACCCAGCTTAGGAAGGCTCAGCCCGAGAGCAGCATATAGGATCCGCTGCTGGCGCCGGGGGTGGCCCTCCTGGTCGTGGTAGATAGTCGCGATATCCTCGCGCTCAGAGAAGTTAGGAAGGGTGACCGTTAGGTCCTCCCCCTTGAGCTTGACTGTCTGCTTGCCGTTCTTCATGTGTCCTCCTCAGGATTAGGTCATCGCCACAGTGCCGTAACAAGTGCCCGAGATGCTAAAGGAGTTGGGGTCTCCCTCGCTGATGTCGAGCATACAGTGCACATCGTCAAGGACCACAGTGTGAGCAGAGCCACCGGGCTCGGTGATCGTCCAGGTCAGCTTCAGCGTGTAGACATCGGCATTCGCGCCGAGTGTACTAACCGCCGAGCTGAAGCCCCCAGTCTTGCGGATGATATCGGGGAGGGTCAGCTCAGAGGCATCGCTCAGGTCTGTCATGTGAGCGGTAAAGCTAACCGAGGGAAAACTGACGTTGGTGTGCCGCACACTGCCGAGGTCTCCGCGATCTAAATAAGTGGTCACCTCCTTGAGTCCCTGGCTCAGTCCTGAGAGGGAGAAGTCCCCCGACTCATACTGAACAGTTACCGCGAGCGGCGTGCCGGTGCCGTCCTCGATAAGCAAGGTGCCATCGCGCATATTCTTTACAACAGATGAAATAGCCATGGTGGCTCCTGTTAGCCCTTAGCGGGCTGCTTTTTTGTTTTCTTGGGGGTGGGTAGGTTTGACAAGCGGGCAAGCAGATTGCCTGCCTCTTGTCGGTGCTTGGGGTCGATGGTTTTACAATACTGAGCCGGCCGGTCTGCAGCTGCCCAGCCTGGGGCAATACAGTCGAGGCGGGTGGTGATCTGTTTCTTGGTCATGCTATCCCCTAAGTCAGTGCGAGCAGATGCATCGATGAAAACTCAATATCTCCGACGATCCATTCCCCGGCTGTATCCACCTGCCGGACTGGGATCCCCGATAGGCTGAGCTGGAGCTCCTGCAGGCTGCCAGAGTCTGCCATCACGGCCACAATGATCGCGGCCTCTGCATCGAGGGCATCATCATAGCTGGCCTGCTGGTCCTTTGGCTTGACCCGGTGAGCATAGGTCACAGACACCACCGTCCGCACTAGGGCACCGTCTGCCAGGCTCTGCCGGTCTCTGACCGTGGTTGTCCTGGGGCAGCCCACTGCATAGCGCTTGTGTAGTACTGAGGCCGGGTCTCGACCGAAGACACCGTGGGGCTGCTTGCTCTCAGAGAAGCCCGTCACTGCATCGACTGCAGTGCTCACCCGCTGGCGTATTGTCTTGACGGCTATAGCCACCTCACCACCCCCAGCGGGTGCGAGGAGCTCGGCTCAGGTAGACCACCGGCTCGGCCGACTTGCGGCGCTCAGTGCCGTCTGGCTTGCCGTCGTGGTCCTCATCATATTGGAAGGTAAGAGTCTGCCAAGCAAAGGCAGCCTCCTTTTTGTGCGACTCAGCCAGCTCGAGATACTGCCCCTGCCCGAGGCTCGATGCGAAGTCCCTGAATATGATCGCAAGCGTGGTCTCGAGGTGGATCTCACGCATCGAGAAAGGGTCCAGGATGAGATAGGGGAACCGGCCTCGAGCTATGAGCCGCCCCAGGACCTGCCGCCATGCCTCATCAATGTAGCCCTGGAATGAGGCCAGAGCTGCGGGCCTCAGGTCACCGAGGTCAGTGTATAGAGCAGTGAGGTCGAGGTCTGTGATCACTGGGTACAGGGTCCGCAATACCAGAGCGGCAGACCGGCGAAACGTATGCACCACCCCATCGGGCATCAGTAACGCCCACTCCTCCTGCCAGCCTTCACCGACCGGGATGGTAGCAGGCAGGGTGGCCCCGGTGATGCTGTATTGAGCCACCGAGGCGGAGATCGTCACAGCTGCAGCCGAGACCACCTCATCCCCGTTAGCATCGAACAGGGTCAGAGTGCCCGATGTCGGAGCCACAAGCGCACCGTCCCGATAGACCTCGAGCTTGACCAGCTGTGTCCGGCCTCGCTCGAGATAATCAGGGAACGGGATACGCGCCGTATAGGGCGAGCTCCATGCATCGGCTGCGCTCATAGGTCACCCCTTAGGCAGTCTGGCACTTCATCGCGACCCAGGCGGCACCGATCCGCATATACAGCGAGTCGTCGCCGTTAGAGCCATCGGTGCGAAGGTAGATCGAGCCGTTGGGGTCGGTCGCCGTTGGGGCACCCGTGCCTGAGGTCACCAGCGGAACAGAGGCGTCTGCGGTGGTGGCGGCTGGGCGGACACCCAGCCCGACGGCTGCAATAGCCTTGCGGTAACGATATGCAAAGGAAGCCATGGGATCTCCAATAGGCGCTAGCGCCTGGTCTTCTTGTTTTCAGTGTTAATAACTGCAGCCCGGGCTCGGTCCCGTGCGTCAGTATGTGAGATATTCTGCCCCGTCTTCTTCGCGTGGTCAACCATCCGCCGGGCAGTCCGGTCGATAGCGGCGCGGGTTTCGCTCTCAGTTGGCACGGGTGACCTTCTTGCGCTTGCGGGTGGTGGCCTTCTTGGCGGCCTTCTTGGCCCCGTCCAGCTTGGCCTGGTCGGCCTCGACTCTGGCCTTGACTCCGGGGATATGGATGCTCTTGCCTGCCCGGTCGATACGCTTGTCGAGCTGATGCAGGATGGCCTCGAGGGCCTCGGGCTCTGGCGCTTGGATCGTGCCGTTCTCGATTAGGCCACGCCTGAAGGCTGCATAGCCCTCGGCGTCGTGCCTGATGATGACCTTGCGCCCCATCACATGAGGACGATCCCAGGTCAGATAGGCAGACTGCCCGCGGGCACAGGGGTACTTTGTGACATAGCCGAGGGCCCGGTCGATCACCGTCCACCCGCGGTCCTGGTAGGCCAGCCGAGCCGGGCTATCATCGAGGCCACCCTTGACCTGCCTGACGCCGTTAATCCCGGGCACCAGATACAGGCACTTGAGCCGGGGCAGCCACTCCCACTCGCCGTCTTCACGCTGTGCCAGCTCCCAGCTCTCTGGGTTGTGCATCAGGTGGAAGTCCTTGCGCGGGAGCTCGGGCAGCTTGGTCGCACCTGGTCGAGTGCTGGCCTCAGGGCCAGATACTAAAGTGCCGGAGTTTGAGAAATCGTGAGCCATTGGTTGCCTTCCTTGGGGCTAATGGTGAGAGGATAAAAAGAGGAGCGCCCCAGGGTGGTAGCACCCCAAGGAAGACGGAAGAAACCGCCACCTTGAGGCGCTCCCGGAATCTTAGTTAGGGGGCATCAGTCACAAAGCCGACTCCCATGCCGTCTTGCACAATGCTGCAACCCATGTAGGCGTGAGCGACGATCTCGGTGAGTGCCTTGCTCGCGTCCCGTTGGAACTCGACCACTACGCTCGAGGCAGCAGGTCGAACGGTGTTACCCGCTCCGATCATCGGGATACCATCGGCCCAGCCGAGTGCACCTTGTGCCCACATTGCGCCGTGGCTGTTTCCGCCTGAGCTCGTGACCTCGCTCGAGGTGTAGATGTCCACGCCGAGGAAGGACCCAGCATAGCCTGCGCCCTTGATCTTGAGCATGTCCTGAGTCGCTGCCATGAACTGCAGAGCTCCTGCCTCTGCTCTCACAGAGGTCTGGAGATCGGCAAGCTGCTGCGGATGCACAAGCATGTAGTAGGGGCCTGAGTTGTTAGCGACCTCAAGGGTAGAGATACCCGAGAAGAAGTCATCGACACTAGCATCGACGCCAGTCGAGCCCACGTCTGTACCAAAGCCGGCGACGGCCGTGGCTACCAGACCCATGAAGGCTTTGTCAGCCTCACCGACTGCAGAGGCTGCAATCCGCTCTACTGTGATGTCTGCACCGCCGAAACCGGTCAGCTCGGCCAGGTCTCCGAGGTCCCTGCGCAAGCTGTACCTGGCCACTGCGATCGAGGCGCTCGAGTCGGTGAGAGCAGTCTCGGACACGTCGGTGTCCTCAGCTGCCGTGGCGCTCATGGCCTCATAGCCATCGAGGCCGGCAAGCCGGACCGCTACGGTATCGGAGCCCATGCCGTTAACGCTTCCAAAGTATTGGACGGCGCCGGTGGTGCGGATGGATGTGCGGTCCGCGAGCAGGAGAGCGATCTCCTGGCTGAGGACGTTGGCAAGGCGGAGATCGGTCTCAAGACCAGAGTGGAGAATAGGCATGGTGGCCCCTTTTATTACGTGTGGTTGTTGTGCCCTTCACGCTTTTAACAGGTGCGACCTGAGGCTATGCTCAATCAATCTAAGCGGATTGAGTGCCTTTCGTCAAGCCCGAGAGAATACGGTCCCGGTTTGCTCGGTACTGCTCGGTGGTCATCGAGGCCAGCTCGCTCGGGCTGGGCATGCCCTGAGCCGGGGGTGTCTGGACTGCACCCGTGTTAGCAGCGGGCAGAGTAACCGCGACCGGTGCAGGTGCTGCCTCTGCAGCCGCGGCCGGGGCAGGTGCTGCAGATGGCGCCGGGCTCAGGCTGCTCATCAGAGCAGTGACCGAGCGGGGCAGGTTGTCCTTATCCGCCAGCCAGTCCCCGACAGTCACGCCCTCAGGAGCTCGACGGCCAAAGATGGCGAGCAGATCGGCCACGTCATCGGCATCGGTGACACCGTGCCCCATGACTGAGATCTGAGAGGTATGGGCAGAGGTCACCGAGGCCAGCTCAGCTTGGGCCTTCTCGAGAGCTGCCTGCAGCCCCTCAGCCCCGGCAGCCTTGCCGGTGAGCTCCTCGAGCTGGGTGGCTGCAGCCGAGGCCGCGGCCAGGGCTTCTCGCTTGTCCGAGGTGGCCTTCTTGAGCCGGTCCTCTGGAACCCAGCCGTCGATCGTTTTTGTGCAGTGCGGGCAATCAAGTCCCATGGTGTGTCCTCCTTGTGGTCACTAAGTCAGATGGTCTGTGTCAGGAAAATCATATTCTCGCGCTGAATCCGCTGCAGCTCTTCAAGGGCTCGGGCCCGGGTGATACCTGGGTGGAGCTCGAGATAGGCATCGACCTTGCTCATCAGTCCGGCTTCAATCTTCTCAAGCAGGTCCTTCCGTGCTGAGTCCCGCTCACCGTCAGACATCGGGATCGACTGGTATCGGATGGTATAGCCGGTCTCGGGCAGGCTCGAGCCCGTGGCCCGGTTGAGCAGGATGGCAGAGATCCGCAGGAGCTCGATATCAGAGGCCCTGAACTGGGGCTCAAACTTGCGCTGAGCCTCTCGCTTGCCTGCATTATTGATCGAGATGGCGTAGCCTGACCGAGCCGTCCCGCCCTTCCGCTGCAGGTCTGCAGGTGACACGCCGGCGAATTGAGCGACCCGGTGCTCGAAGCTGCTGATCGACTCGAGCAGGCTGGCCGTATCGGCGCCGGCTGTAAACTGCCCGAGCTGAGGCTGCAGGTCCCCGTCTGGCTGGAACATCAAGATCGATGCGGGGTCTGTCGCGATACCTCGAGACCGCTCAGCCCCGGCACCGTCAAGCCCCAGGCCTGCCACCGTTACACCGACTGCATAGCGCTGAGGCCATGAGGCGTCCCGCACCGCGTGAACGAAGAAACTAAACAAGACAGCACAGTTCAAACTGCCGTGGATGACCTCCGAGCCGTGGAAGGCATCCCAGAGACCGCCATGTCGCTCAGCGTGGTAGAGCACAAAGGGTAGGATCGGCTTGCCTGAGGCGTCTCGATATGGGTAGCTCTCGCCCTCCATCATCCCGCCCAGATAGGCCCAGGTGACATCCTCGCCCTCAGCCCCGCGGGCATCGGCCAGGAGCACCCGCTCATAGGGGTACTCAGGGTCTGAGATATCAAGAATGTTCCACGTCCACTCATAGGCGCCGGTCGAGGGCCTCTGCCTGAGCCTGAGCTCCTTGACGTAGACCGGGACATCGGGCCGATCGGGGCTTGCACCCAGGACCAGCCGGTCAGGGCTCACCGGCCGATAGAGCAGCTCACCCTCGGGGGTGGCGTGGACTCTCATGCCGTACTCGCGGCAACCGATGACCCAGGTCCCCACCCGGGTCATAAGAGGCCAGAGCCCCGCGGCTTCCACCGCAGAAGTCAGCGGGTCCGAGATGTCCGACCCATCGGGGTGGTCTATCATCGGGGCCCGGTCATATAGGCAGCTGAGCTGAGAGGTCACCGAGCGGAACACGTTCGAGCTCAGGTCCGGCACGCCCCAGTTAGCCTGCCGGGTCGGGTCGATGTGCATGCTAATCGCTCGCTCGAGGTCCTCGGACCAGCGGCCGAATAACATCCTCAGCCGCAAGCCAGTGTGAGACCACCGCGCCGAGTCCTCTGCAGATGGGGCAGCCGGTCGGGTGGGGTACTGTGATGTGAGCAGAGATAGCGCCATTGTGTCACCTCGATAGGAGTCTAATACATTTTGAGGGCATGGGGCTTGTAGAGCTGGCCCTTCGTTATGAGCTCGAGGCTGTACCTGAGGCTATCCACAGAGTGCTTTGTGTGATCGTCGATCATCTGGTGATGCTTGAGCGACCGGATCAGCTGGATGCACCGCGGGTGCACATTGAACCCACCTCTGACCATCGCCTCATGGATCACCGACACCCCAGAGTATACCGAGCCCCGGGGCTTCCATGCCGTGCGGATACTAAAGGGCAGCTGACCGGTCCCGAAGTGGAGCTCCTGCTCGAGGGCCCTCATCAGTCTCGAGTTGGACATTTTGCCTCCCCACCGCTTGCCACCATAGGCACGATCCGCAGTCCATCGATCGACCTGCTTGTATGTCAACCCGTTCCTTTTTAGCATACTGATAATACCCTTGGCATGCTTGGCCGGGGGAGCAGCGCCGCTGGTGTACTCATCGAGGACCCAGATCTCTGGGTGAGCACCGTACCGATCAAGCGCGACCAGGGTGGCCACCTCAGAGCCGGCGTCTGCACCGTGGTCGATGCCAATACAGATCTCAATCTTGCGGCCGCCGGGGGGGCGCTTGTCTGTGATGTGGGTGTCATCAAACTTATCAAAGCACCGCTCTGGGTTGATGCACTCCCAAGCCCCCAGGAGCCGGGCATCTCGGTCGATGGCCAGGTACCGGCCTGTGATATCATCGATCTGTTTCTGACTCACAAGCGGCCGGCCGCCCTCGGGGGTGCAGTTCTCCACCGTCAGAGGAGCCGGGTGGTCTGTGACCGTGCCCGCCTCGACCAGATCTCTCAGCCAGTCGACCGGCCGACCGACGGGGGTGAGGGTGATGCCGATGGTCCCCGAGGACCGGAGGACTCTGGCTGAGAGCTCCGAGAACACGGACGGGGGGGGAGGCTCATCGATTCCAACATATTGGATGGAGGCACTGGCGAGCCCCAAGGTTCCTTGATTCGTGGTTTTCACCCGGATCAAACTTTTATTCTTGAACCTGACTATTGGGGTCTTGCCCCTGAATCCCTTGCCCGAGGTGTACACCGTGTCAGGTGTGAGGGCATCCTTGGGCAGCAGCTCCCAGAGCTTGCTACAGACGGCGATCGATTGTTCCCAGCTGTGCGTTATGAGCCAGCATTCTACAGGAGGCTCATGTGTCTCAAGGAAGGGGTGGGTCCCCATGCAGCGCCAGATAATCTCGGCGCACTGTGCATAGGTCTTGCCGACCTGATTGCCTCCCCTCATAAGCTTGACCGGTGCTGGGTCTGCAAGCCAGGCCCGCTGAGGTGGGGTCCACCTCACAAAGTCCAGAGGGCGGAGCTCGGCCCGCTCCTTGGCTGCCACTACTGCAGAGGCCAGGTAGGCCAGGTTCATCGTTTAGCCTTCCGAGGTGCTCGGGCCTTCTTGGGTGCAGCCCCCAGCTTGACGATCGAGCCATCCCGAACCGCGGCCAGTGTGGCGGCCACTTGGTCTTGCACGCCCTGGGGCAGCTCGAGCAAGGTCTCGAGGATAAAGCCCATGAGCTCTTCAGAGCTGAGCCCCGCAGCGTCATCGCCCTGGGTGAGGAGGGCCTCCTCAATCTCATCGTGGATCTGAACCTCAAGCCGCTGCAGCTGGCAGAGGGCAGTTACCCTGCCCTTGGCTCGAGCGGTCTCGACATCGCCCCGGAGCTCGGCCAGCTTGAGCCGCTTGTACTCGAGCGCCCCCATGTCCGCGGCTGACTTGACCGTCGGGGCCGATGGCTTGGCCGGCTTGCGTGCGGGCTTGCGGGCTGCCTTCTTCTTGGTCGGCGGCTTGCGGCGCTTCTTGAGGCGTTCGCCCTCAGCTAGTGGCATCTCGGACCTTTTTGCATTTTATGCATAAAAAACTTGAAAAGGAGAGAGAAAAAAGCTCGAAGGGAAGAGGACGGGGGCCGTTTTCCTTAGTATACACGGGTACT